TTAAAAGGAGCCCTTGCTAATATTTCTCCAGTGTCTGTAGCCGCTAAAACACCTCCAGCAGAAATAACTGTTGTGTCTCTTTCTTTAGGAGTTAAGTACTGCTGAAGTTCTTCCGCAGACATGCTAGTAATTCTAGCGGCTTCTGCTGAGTAATTTTCTATTGACTTGTCGTCTCTAGCCTTCTTAAGGGCAGAACCCATTAGACGACTTCTAGTTGCAGTTTCTTCTGCTGCTTTAGTTGCCGCTTGTCGTTGTGTAGTAGCAGCAGCACCTGTAGCAGCAGCCTCAGTTAACTGCCCACGTTGCATCTGAAGCTTTGCAAGAGCTTCGTTGTACTCAGGAGTGCCAGGGACTAAGCCACCTAGCATTTCTTGTTCCTGACGTTTTTCTGCTATCTGTCTAGGTCTTGCTCCAAGTTGCTGAGCAGCAGTAAACAACCCTTGTTGATAAGAAGGTTGCAAAAGACCTGCTATAAATTGTTGTCCGAATCTAGCCATGATTTATCTCCTAAAATATTCTTTCCCACCAGCGACCGTCATTATTGCTGTCAGTTATTCCTAACATGTCCAATAAACCACCACTTGACGTAATACTAGATAAACCACCTCCAGAGCCACTGCCTGCTGCTCCTCCTCCAGTACCACCTACAAAGGTAGGCTGTAGAGACTGCTGCAGAAGACCTGTACCAATTTGTCCCATGAGGTTAGCTTGACCAATACCTGAGGACAACAATGCCTCAAGACCGCTCATTTCAGCTTCACCAAACAAACCTGCTCCTGTTAACTGTCCACGTTGTGCAAGCTGAGAAGTAGTCAAAGCAGGCTGTGTTGCAGAAATCAACTGCGCCTGAGGTACATAACCACTTGACAAGAATTGACCACCTAGTTGCGCTTGTTGCAACTGCTCTGCTTGCGCCTGTTGCATTGCAGCCAACATGGCTCTGTCACGAGATTCCTGTATTGCTGTCTCTTGAGCCATAAGCTCTGGTGTAGCACCACCATAAGCTGCTGAGGACGTTCCTAAGCGTCCCTGAGCCGCTAGACGCTCTTCTAACGCAAGTCGCTGACGTTGCTCCTCAGGACGTTGTGCAGCCCTCATACGCTCAAATACAGCCTGCTCACGAGCATCTAAAGGTTGCTGTGCTTGTCCATAAAACTGACCTGCTCCTCCTAGAAGTTGATTCTGAAGAGCCTGCTCTTGAGGAGACAAGGTCATTGTAGTCCCACCTTCAGGGCCTACTCCCATCATACCTCCAGTAGAAGTAGTAACAGTAAACGGTCTGAACTCTGTTTGAGTCAAACCTAGGTCTGCAATGTCAGAAGCCTCACGTCTAGCTCGTTCACCAATGTCCCCAAGGCGTTGGTACGCTTGTTGTGCTAACAAAGCACCTGTGCCTGCACCCAAAGCTTGTTGACCTCCGGTACTGCCTAGGAAGTTACCTATGTCTCCTAGCAAACCTCCTAAACCACCACCAGTTGGTATGGTTCCAACCATTGAAGCCATTTGCTGAGGAGTAAACCCTGTTTGTATTGAACCGGCTGCAGGAGCTACTGAAGGCATTTGAAACAAAGGTGTGCCTATTGTTGGGTTCAAGTTTAAATTTTGAGCAATTGTCATAATGTTTTACCTATTAGCGCTAGTAGGTTAATCTCTTGTAGTGACAATGCAAAACCATTAATGTCCGACTCAAGGCCAACAACAACGGTTGTACCACTGCCTACAGCATTCAAGCTGCGTTGGTTAGTAAGTTCACCACCAGTAAACTCTGATAGTGGATTAGAATCTGTGCCAAACTCGTTGACGCTAAAGAAAGCAGGTCGTTGGTTACCTACTGTAAATTCTGTTGTTCTATAGGACGTACCAAAGTCATAAGCAAACTTCATAAATACTGTGGCACTGTTTGCACCTACCAGTGTTGGCTTAATCTTCTTCAGGATCTTAAGCTTAGACACGTCACCAAAGGTTAAACTAGGGCTAAAGTACTTGAAGCGGTAAGCACTGCCATTATCAGAGTAACCAGTGTACTCACTAATTCCTTCTGAAGACCCTACGTACAACGTACCGTTCGTTAGTCTTTCATAAGACGTAAACGCAGAGCCGGGCCAACGTGTTACTCTGTATGACCCGTCTTCCAATGTGCCTCTAACGTCAAAGCAGAAAGTTGTCTGTTGTCCTACAAATGTCAATAGGTAGAAGTTTTCTTCAGGGCTATAAACGGACCTAAAGAACTCTGTCTCACCTTGTATTAAACCAATGATGTCTTTTGTAATCGTACGGGATAACGTACTGATAGGCATTGACTTTTCTTGTATTGTACGTCCAAAGCTACGTAGACCCGTGTGTGACAAAAACAATACGTCAGTACCTGTGTGCTGTACAGTGTCACGGTCAACACAACCTACGCCTGCTACAGTGTCCATAAGAGACATTGTTGCTGGTGCTTCTGCTCCTTGGTACACAACAATGCTGTGTTGTCCAAAGATAATTAACATACCGTTGTGTGCTGCTAGTGACACAATCTCGTCGTAGCCGTCAGGCCATACCTTAGATATGTCAATAGATCCGCTAGTACCACCTGTCCAGTCCTGACCAATCAACAGGTCAGACCAATAAACAGTAGACTTATTGTTAGTAATGTCAGCACACCATAGACGACCATAGGCAGCAACAACTTCGTTAGCTTGAGGGATGTCTACTGAAGCAGAAGCCCCGCTAACATCCGACATCTTTTCTACTGCACCACTAGAGTTGCTATAGACTAAAGGTTCGTAACCACGTTGGAAGAAATAGATGTTGTCATTAAAGTCAACCATCTTCCAGTTGTCAGCAGTAATCGTGTAACTAGCAGGAGTCTCGTCTACTAACGTAGTAGTACCACTAAGGATCTTATTGTTACCAACAGAAAAAATCTTGCTGTTACCAGCGTTGTCCCTAAACTCTCTAATAGCACGAACAGAAGCACTACCCAAGGCAGTCTTAGTTGTAGTTATTACGTCATAGCCTTTACGTGCCGCAATACGACCACGTTTGTCAATGACTGCGTTGTCAGCAATCTCAGCAAACGAAGGATCCTGCGCCAAAGGAGAGTCTTCGGTGTTGATACCTTTGAAAGCCGGAGCTACAAGATTAATACTGCGTAGTTCTTGAGCCATATTAGATAGTCCTAAAGATCATCTCTTCTGGGTGCTTTGCTGCGTCAAGAGCAATAGCGTCTGATAGGTACTTGTCAGCAATAGCAAAGTACTCAGCAGTAGAAGTACCGCCTGTCTCACCACGTTCACGAGCCAACAAAGCTAACGCAAGATGTATCACAGGCTTCTCTGGTACAAGTAGGTTGTCAGCGTTGTCTGTTAGTTCTGCTTGTCTTTTAACTACATCAAACCTAAGTGTGTACACATCGTCAGGTCTAGGGCTAACAAGGATCTGAGTGTCACCGTTGCTGTCAAGGCCATCATACGTGTAGTACCTAGGAGATCCTTCTACTACGTCATTTATGTACAACTGCTCGTTAAACCAATCTTTAGTTTGATAACCAATAAAACAATTCTGGCTGTCGTTGAGTGCAGACATAACTTTTACATTGTCACCACAGCCAGTTAGTGAGTACTGATTGTCGTCTGCAGTAGTAGTAATAACTATAGTTTCACGCAGCGCTGACCAGTCGTTTGACTCTTCAACAATAGTCTTAGCATCGTTGATAAAGTCACCAGCCATTTTAGAGTAAGTACTTTCGTTAACACTACTTACTTCTTCTTCACGTAAACGACGCAGTACGTTGTTCATTATGTTTAGGTACGTCATACTAATGCTGCTCTCTTTAGTAATTCATCAAGATTTTTCTGAGCTAGTGATTGTGTAGGCGCTGTTAACATACCAATGTCACCAACACCTTGATACCCTAGACCACCAAACTGTTGTTTCTCAAAAGGTTTAATCTCAGGTTTTGTTAGCATAGCCATTTGTTGTTGCGCTAGTTGTTGCTGTTGTTGTCCAAGGCCGAACAAACCACCTAAAGTGCTTAAACCAAGCTGTCCCAAGCCTTGGCCAAGCCCTTGAAGATCTTCACCAATGCCCGACACTTGTTCGCCTAGTCCTAATACTTGTTGTTGTACTTGACTAAACTGATCTCCAAATTGTTGTTGTAGTCCACCTTCAACTGCAGCTAGTTCTTGCAAGACGCCAGCCTCTACTCCAGTTATTTGTGATAACAGGTTGGCTTCAGTATCAGACAAGTCAGTAGCAAAGCCTCTTTCTGCTTGTTGAAGTCTGTCAACCAAAGACTCTTCAGTTTGCTGTGACGTTTCTTCTACCAACTCACGTAACGCAGATTCTTGAGTTAACATTCCTTCTTGAAGAGCTTCAAAGTTGACATTAACTAACAGACCAATGCCTTCAAGATCAAGACCTAATTCATCAAGTCTGTCTTGAGTTCGTTGATCTAAGTCTTCTATGTCTCCTCCTACGTTAATTAAATCAGTAGCAATGTCAGCCACTTCTTCTGTTAACGTACCAAGTTGACCACCAAGAGCCGCTCTTTCTTCAGAAGCAATATCAAGTTGCTCACCTGTTTGTTGCTCATAAGCATTAATACGATCTGTTAAACGATTATTAATACCTTCTATTTGAGCAGCAGTTTCACCACGTATGCCTGTTATTTCTTCTGTAAGTTGGTCGCTAAGACCTTGATTACGCGCTATAGCAGCAGCTTCTGAAGCAGTCAAAGTTTCTAAAAATTCTGTTCTAAGTCCTGTCAGTTGTGCTAACTGTTCAATAGCATTAGCATCTATACGTTCTTCAAGACCAGTAATTCTTTCTCCAGTAGTTTCTTCTAGTCTTTGAATATCAGAACTTAAAGCACCAGTAATATCGTCAAAACGTTGTCCTTCACTTTCAAGAAGCCTTGCAAACTCTGCAGCATTGGCTGCTGAATCCTGTAACAAACGAGCTTCAAGACCTGTTATTTCTTCTACTCTTCTAGCCTCAGCATCGGTAAACTCTACTGCTATACCTTCGCGTAACTGTTCGAGTTTATCGTTAGTGCTTTGTTCAATACGTATGCGGTCTTGAGCAGCTTGGTCTAAACCTGTTGTTATCTGCTGCCCTAAACGAGATTCTACATCAGTTATGTCTACACCAAGGTTGTCTAGCTGTTGTTGCAAGCCGCCTGTTTGAGTAGATAACTCACGAAGTACTTCTGCATCGCCGCCTGTAATTTCAGCAAGCAACGCTGCTTGAGCTTCATTTAGTTCTACAGTTTGTCCTTGTTGTACTGCTCGAAGAGCTTCTAACAGGTTAGTTTCTACTCCTGCAATTTCTTCACGAACAACACCAAACTCTTGCTCAGTATAGTCACGTAATGCGTTAGTAGCTTGTTCTTGGCTTACTTGTCCTGAACGCAACGCATCAATATCAACACCAGTACCTTCAAACAGTTCTTGCATTGTTTGATTAGACTGCAAAAGAAGAGTCCGCATTTCTTCACTTAAGGCAGTGGTTTCTCCACGAGCATTTACAATAGCTTCCATAAGACGTTGACGGTCTTGCTCTGCTTCAGTAAATCCTGCTTCTTGACTTGCTCTTATGTCTTCACGCTCTGTTGCAGCCTCTTGTAAACCTTGTTCTAAACCACTAACGTTTTCTGCAAGGTCATTAACAACAGTATCAACACCGCCAAGATCTTGAATAATTTGTTGTTGATTAGAATCAAGTTGTTCTATCTGACCACCTTGACGTACAAACTCTTGAAGTGTTTGTTGTTGTTGCTCAGTAATAGTTCCTATTGCTGTCTGTATACCCGCTGTTTCTAAGTCCTGATCTTCCAAAGAAGCCAACACAGGTTGAATGTACTCATCTAGTAACTCACGAACAGTTGTTTCTTCTAAACCCGTAGCTTCTTGAGTTGTGTCAGTAAAAATGTCTTCTGCAGGCTCTTGTACAGGTGTTTCTGTTTGTTCAACTTGTTGTTGCTCTTCTTCTCCAACAGTCTCAAAGCCCGGCAAGTTAAAAGTAGCTTGTCCTTCTG